AGCTTTTGAAAATCTAAACTAGTTTATAAATATAAACAGCTTATAGTATTATAGGCTGTTTACTTGTATAAACTTAAAAATGGGTAAATAATATGAAAAAACTTTTAGCAGAATTAGATTTTTTTACTGGCTTTTATGAATCAATTCATTCAAGCGCGTTTGATAGTGAAATTGAACAAATTATAGAGGAAAATAATTGTTCATATGATGATCTTGAATATAATTGTGATTTTATCAATTATTCTAAAGAGTATGTTAACGCTGTTAATTCAATTACAAAACTTAATTTAGAATTTGAATCTTTAGATAGTCCAAAATATTACAATTATACTACTGATAGAATTTTCGTTTATATCAATGAGGCTGATTTTACTACAATTCTACAAGCGTATAATTCTAATTATGCGTTAAAACTTCAGCTTGCAAAAAAGGTAAAATCTAAATTTACAAGCCGTGATGGATTTTCAAGCTTTTATTCTAATTCAATTAGAGAATGGCTTCAAACTTCCATAAGTGAATGGGATCATAATCAACTAGGTTTATTACTTTCTGTATATTGTGAGTTTACCTATTCGGACGGTATATGGAATGATGATTATAATATTGATATTGCAGCGTGGGAATATGCTTGTGGAAACGGCGCGGCAATGATCGACTATACTATCAATAAAAAAGCTTAACTTTTAACAACATAAAAAAGGGTAACTAATATGGAAAGCAAAATAATCTTTAAAAATGCACACTATACCGCCTGCGAAATGAAAGACGGCGCGCTTGTGGTGACTAAAAACAAGACACAAGAGGGCAGGCGCTTAGTTGGCGAAAACGCTCCGAGCTGGATAGATGCCATTAAAACCGCAATAGACAGTAAAGAGGCTAGTTTTATTTGCAGGGCTATGTTTCAAAGCTAAAACTCTAGCATTAAACGCCTTGCACACTGCAGGGCGTTTATTGATATAGTTTCTATATCCCGCGCAAGCGGAAACACTAAAAATAGGTAATAATATGAATATGCAATTCGATGAGTTTGACAAAGGAATATTAAGCGAGCGACAAAACGCCAGGTTTAGATTATCCGGGCCTCAAGTCGGGGATTTTATCAAAAACAAAGCTGGCCAGCTTACAAGAATAACTCATTTATGGGATGATGGGCCGCAAACTAATGGGTTTTCCGAATCAGGTGAGGGCGGGAGCTTTTATCTAGGTTCTAACGGAAAACTTGATTATTCCGGCGGGCTGGAGCCTTCAATACCACTAGAAAGATTGAAGGAAGTTTCTGGCCGTTGTGGGCTTCAGGGGAGCGCGTGGTTTTTCCATCATAATCAATCAGGCGGAGGCAGAGGCGTATATTTTAAGGTATGGTGCAAGGTTTTCCACCTAATCGATGATAATGAGATCATAGATAAAAACATACCAGGCCGATATATAATTGAAAAAAACAGCAACGGCCGCAACTGCCAATCCACAACCTACACAACTAAAGATGGTATAGAACGCGTATCCTATACAGATGGCCAGAAGCTCGAGGATTATTTAAAAGAAAATCCTGAGCTTCTTGTTATCTCCGGAGAGGAGTTTGATATATTAAGGCAAGTATATATAAATTCGCTCATAACTAAGCCAGCACCGTGTTCTAAACAACATTTTTACGATATGTTAGAATGCTTACCGCCTTGCAGATGGGGAAGCGTTGCAGGTTCTGAAGTTTTCCACGTATCAGAACGATTAACTGCGAACCTGGTGCAATGGTGCGTTAAAAAGAAAAACAAATACTATTCTTTCACCAATGACGCAGCCTTAAAAGAAGCGGAATTGATTGAGATAATCAACGCCATCTAATCCCTAGCTATAAACCGCTTGCGGGTGACCGCAGGCGGTTTACTGATAGAGATTGTTCTTTATCCGTTGCGCGGTTTGTTACCTATTCCGCGCAACGTTAACAACAAGGTAACAAGCTAGGGTTATATGAAGTTGTTGGGAGCTACATTAATAATCTGGACGGCTTTATTCGGCGGGTTCCTGCTGTATATGGCTTATATAAACTAAGGGAGATTTATGAAAAAGAAATATTACGAATTTAGGCAGAATAATTCTGGCGGCAGCTTTATTCAAAACGAATTTGTTGCAAGAAGTGTTGTTTTTGAAGCCGTTAGTACAAGCGAGGCTTCGCAGCTTGCAATTGATGTTGGCATTTACTTTAATGGTTGCGATACTGGAGAGGATTGCCCTTGCTGTGGTGATAGGTGGGGCAATTATCCAGATTTGATTGAGCTACCTGTAAAAGTTGGTGGTTGGTTTGGTAGTAAGGCAACTTTTTGCAAAACAATCAACCAATGGTGTCAGACAACGGCCAATGAAGCGAATTGTATTGTTGAGAATAAACCCGCAGTTATTTTATACACTAAAGATAAGAGCCCTAAAATATTTTATAAAAAGCTTAACAACCCCAAAACAATATAAAAGGAAATGTATGACATATAAGTATTGCCAATTTTGTGATTATCCCATGAACGAGCCAAGCCTTTACCATATTCAAACTAACGAGCATTGCTGTCCTAAATGCGGTGAAGATACTGGATTTATTGAAGATAGAATTGCCTTACTATGTGAGTATATAGAAAACTTGGAAAATAAACTAAAAGAGTTGTTACCATTAGAGAATTTTAATTAACAATATAACAAGGGGCGTAAGGATTAACATGAAAATATATTTATTAAAACTTAAAGGCAATTTATTGCCAATAGAAACAAATATCGGCTTACAAAATAAGGATTTTATGAGTTTTGAAAGTGCAGAAAATGTTTGGTATGATTTAGCCCTGCATCACAAACTTAAAGTAAGTCAAGTCAAGGCATTAGGCTGCTATTCTGTAGCTGAATTTAATTTAATAGAAACAACATAAGGGAGAGTGAAAAAATGTCATTACACAAAGAACATATAGAGGCTGCAATAGATGATTTACTAAAGGCTCAAAAACAACCTTCTTTATTGCATAGTGAGTGGCTACTAATAGATAGTGCGATAGACTTGCTGCGACAATTACTAACAACATAAAAGGAAGGTGGAGAAATGTATATAATTAATAAATATGTTGGGACTATAGACGGCAAGTGTCTTTTTACAGAAAGTATTTACAACTCTAAAAGAGAGGCTTTAAAAAACTTGCAAAGCCACGACAGGCTTGTAACGCCCGTAAATCTTAACAACACAAAAAGGGAAAGATGATGAATGAGAAAACACAGCACAAAATAGCAATAGACAGAGCCAGGGAAGAACTATTCCTGGCTGAGATGTCAGACAGTATCGGGGCATATAAGAATATCCGAGAAGCTGAAAACAAGCTAAGAAGACTAAAAAAAGAGTATTATGAACAGTATAACGAGGTTGTATAATATGAAACAGTATAAAAATAACTACATACATAGAAGGGGCTTTGCTAGCGGCAAACACCTTGAGGAAATAGACTGGGTACAGTCAGTATATGATCATGGTGGTTACCAAGCTGATCTTTTAACTGGGCATGTTAACATACTAAGCAAAGAAGGGAATATCCAGCGAGCTTACACATATGAAAATATGAAATCAGCTGAGGCAATTGGAGACTTTGACTTTCAGAAGGAATCTAAAGAAAGTACTTTAAAATTCTCTAGACTTTTAACTGCAAAAGGTATAGATTATGGCAAGAATTAGAAAAAGAGCCTGGATCAGAAACCAAGCCCGTAGAATGAGAAGACTCCAGCGGGATCAGTACGTTCGTAAGGTCAGGGCTGAACATTATTTAGCCCACCGATACCTGCGATCTTTGGGAGCAGATTTTAGTAACAATGTTTATAAACAATAGCAACTGGAGGTTGTGATGTACGAAGGTATAACTGAGCAAGTTAAGAATGTAACTTCAAGGTATAAAATTGAGGAAGTTATCCATATATTCTCAAAGGTATTAAATGAACGTATGTATCAGAATAATACAATGAGTGAGGTTGGTAAATACAATTTTATGAACCTGGCCGCTGATATGTTGGTTGATGAATACGTTAAATATACAACTGATCGGTTAGAGGCTGAGGCAAGAGAAAGAGCTAAAGAAAAAGTCATTAAATATGACTTTACCAATAAGAGGTATAGATAATGAGCTGGATAATCTTTATATTCCAGCTTATTATAGCTTGTATAGTTCTCTGGATATGCTCAGACTCTGTCTGGCATATACTGTTCTAGTATTACACTAGTACTAGTCTAGTACTGGTACTAGTATTATACTAGTATATTATTCTAGTACTAGTCTAGTATTATTACTAGTACTAGTATACTAGTCTAGTACTAGTATCTTTTAACTTCGCTTCGCTTTAGGCGGCTACGTTAAAAGGATTTACTTGATACCGTTCGTTAACTAATTCGTATACTCTCAGTTAACTCACTAGTCTAGTAAAGCTATTAAGTGAAAAAGAAAAAAAAGGGAAAAAAAGAAAAAGAAATTTAGACCAGGTCTAGATTTATTGTACCAAGATTTTAGAAAGTTGTCAATAGAAAAGTGCAGGTTATGAGCAACAAAGTTATTAAGTCATTGTATCAGAGTAATAAAAGATGGTATAACTGCCCAGAATGTAAGGCAGTTAACAAGCTAGGTATTGATCTTAAAGGAGAATATCTAGTATACCATTGCTTCAAGTGTGAGTACAGTGGTAAAACCCAGTTTAATTCAACGAGGATTAACGTAACCCCTGTTCAGGTAGGAGGGTACCAGACTACTCCTCTTCGCTTACCAGCGATGAGATTTGACCCCTCTGTGTGGACTTTAAATGTTAAGGGATATCTCTTTCAGTATGGTATCACTGATAGTGAATTAATGAGATATAAAGTAGGTTCTTATGATAATACTTTAGTGTATTCAATTATAGATCAGGGTAAGTTATTGTTTTACCACCAGAAGGATATTATAACAAGGGAATCTAGATCAGTTGGTGTGAAAAGAGGTTGGTATTTAGATAATACTGAGTCTAGGACTTTAGTGATTGTAGAGGATCCTATCTCAGCTATGAAGATTGCCAGACATCACAAAGTTATATGTTTGTTTGGAACAGCTTTAACATATGAGATACTACTTCAGGTTGTGGGTATAGATTTTGATAAGCTAGTAATCTGGTTAGATAATGATAACTGGAGAGTGGTAAGAGCTAGGAATAAAATTAAGAAGAAGATAAATTCTGTATTGACAATACCAGTTCACTGTGTTACAGACAGAGAAGATCCTAAACATTATAGTAATGAGGATATAAAGAATATACTTACTCTGAATACTGGTATAAAAGGATTTAGTGATAAGTAAGGGACACTAGATGAGTGGTGTTAACAGGCGGTAATCAGGAAGCATTACAGGTAGGAAAGACGGCCACAGAACAAGGAGAAAGGTGATGAGTGATATAAAAGAAAAACTAACTTTATGGACTGCGGCAGGGATAGTTTCCTATAAACCAGAGCTAGCTGAGCTATGCCAAGAGGCCAGTATAGAAATAGAGCGCCTTGAAGCCCAAAACAAACGCTATAGGGATACGCTTAGAAAAATAGATAGGTTATCGGATAAGCCGAATACTTTTACATACTTAGATTTAAGAAAAATAAGTGTTTTAGCCCAAGCAGCTTTAAAGGATAAGGAGTAGGGTATGGCGACAATAACAACTAAATATAATATAGGTGATAGAGTTTGGACTGCTGGTTCTATTTATCAGCAAAAAACCATTGAATGTCCCGATTGTTTGGGAACTAAGAAATGGACAATAACTTTTGCAGATGGACATAGCGAGGAAACAAAGTGCTTTACTTGCAGCCGTTCTTATGATGGCAGTCTTGGCTATATATCGTACAACGAATGGCAGCCAACTATTGAAGAATACACTATTGGTTTAATACAGGGCATGGATAATGGCATCCCAATATATATGTGTAAAGAAACTGGTATAGGAAGTGGCACTTTGCATAGAGAAAACAATCTATTTGCAACAAAGGTAGAAGCTGAAATTTACGCACAAGAAGAATATATAAGAAGAATGGCGTATATAGCTGAAAACAACTTTCCTAAAAAAGGTAGTTTTGCGAAAGCTCTTGAAAGAGATGTGTATGGTTTTTGTAGGTATGATGCGCTTAGAAAAGAAAAACAAATGCGCCAATGGATTGAGTTAATTAAGGATAATCAACAAAAGGGAGAGTGAGATGAAGCTTGAAAGAGTAGAACAAAAAAATCTTTCTAGATGTCATTGCGGAATGGATTTTGGCTGGGAACCAAGAGTAATTATTGAATATAAAGATAGGCTTTTGGTATATACAAAAGGAAGGTGCGTTTGGAGTGGTATGTACGGAACTCAATATTCAGAAGGCACGCTATCCGTTACTTATAAAGAGAACCAAAACATAAGACATAATCAATCTCATATCCATATTCTATATACTGGGAAACAAGAAAATGGGACTAAACTTAGATTTGGCAAAAAACTAATAGTAGATAATATTGCTAAGATTTTGCAATCATTAGGATTGCCAGCCGACCCAAAAATTCTAGCAGTTATAAATGGCATGAATGTAAGTAAAGAAACTTTAATTATAAGGAACTAAACATGGACAAAATAAAAATAATTAGAGAGGCTTTGGAAAGTATAGAAGGTGCTTGGATAGATGCCGTACCTTTAGAAAAGATTAACAAAGCCCTACAAGCTTTAGCGGAACTAGAGCAACAAGAATTTGAAAAGAAACTTACTCCTGATATTAAGGAATTAATGATAGAAGATTATGTAAGGTGTATGAAGAAAGCCGGATTGCAGGGTTCGGGTAAGTTCTTATCAAGCTATTTTGAGCAACCAACTGTGAATGAGGACATAGACCAATTAATCCATCTTTTAGATGCAAAACTTAATAAATTTATAATGTTGTGCATGACCTCAAACAGATACAACTCACATGATTTAGAATTTATATTGCAAGAGTTTAAGAAAAGCCTTTCACAAGTTAAGCCTAGTGTTTGGAAGAAATATCCTGAGCATGAGCCGAAGCTTAATTCACGAATTATAAAGGCCTATTTAGATGAATATAAAGGCATAGACCCTTCTGGTTTAGATACCCCTAGCGAATGGTTAGGAAGAGAGGGACATATACACCCAGAAAGGCTAAGATGCTACCCAGATACGCAACTAATACCTTTTTACTGGTGTTACGAAGCAGACCTAATTAAAACAATAAAGGAGTAGTATGGCTCAAAAAAGAATAACTCTTACAGATAAAGAACTTGAGGCATTAAGTGATGCAGAAGATTTTATTCATACAGCTATAGATGGAACGGTAGAAGAACAATTTCTTTTTTATACAGATGTTCAAAAAACATTAAATAAACTTTGGCTGAGAGCAAGAAGAAGGGCTAACCAACCAACCGAGGGTAAATAATATGGTAGAGAAATTGAAAGAGTGTCCGTTTTGTGGTGGCAATGCTTATGTATATTCATCTAATGGGTTTTCTGATTACGAAACAAAGGTACGATATGATGTAGGCTGTGGAACTAAATTTTGCATGGGAACAAATAGATGTAAATCAAGGTTTCTTGATAACGAAGAAGCTATTGCAAGATGGAACACACGCCACCAACCCACCGAAGTTAGCGAGTTGCAAATCAATTCAGATAATAGAAAAGTAAACTATAATTTACTGAAAGAAAATGAGAGGTTAAGAGAAGCTTTATTATGGGCGAAGCCGTATGTAGCTAGGCTTAGAGATACTGAAATAATTGATAAAGCATTAACAACTGAGGAGTGAAAGTATGGGTAATGAAATAATAGAAAAGTTTAGAGCAAGCATTGATGCTGCTGCCGAACTTAGAACGGTTGCCGATAATTTACAAAATGCAACAACCATTTTAGATAATCATCTAAACAGAATGATGTATGAAGTTTATCAAAGACTTGTTGTCAATGTAAGTATAGAGAAGTTTGGCCCATTTGATAAAGGTAAATTAAAATTATTAGATGCCTCTCACGAAGTTACTATACATTTTAATAGAAAGAATGCTAGAGCTTTGGCTTATGAATTATTAGCATGGGCTGAAAAACAACCAAAAGAGGCCAACAATGAATAAAGAACAGATAGCATTTGAGAAGTGGTGCAATGATAACAATATTGCATCTATGAAAGCCCCAGACAATTATACTTATGAGGCTGCTTTTGAAGTATGGCAAGCTATGCAGCAAGAACTTAAAGAATGGCGTTCTCTACGCATATACAAGAAGCACCCTATGCAAGAAGTAACCCCAGAGGTTGTGCAAGGGCAATTAGATTGGTTTGATAGGGAGCTGAGAAAGTATGAGAGCAATCAAGATACTTCCGAGATAGTGGCTGAGATTGATAGGTGCTTAGCTGGTGAAAATAATATCATTTGCAGCACTACTTACCTGGATAGGGATGGTATAAAATGCAAAGATATAATTACTACTACACATGAGATACTAACCAAAATACGCAAGCATTTAATAGGAGAGCAGAATGTTAACAATTAAATTTCTAGCTATATTAATTGGAGCAACGAAGTCTTACCATGATTCTGGTAAGAGTAAGATCTACTACATACTACTAATGTTACTAGGATCCTTCTATGTTACTGAGGATTGGCTAGCCACTTTGTTGTTCATGGTACCACTAGTATACTACGCTGCAGATACTGGTAACTACCATAAGGCAGAGCCGTACAATACATATAATGACTTCAAAGCTATTCCAGTATTTGATAATATAGTAGATTGGGTAGTACGGAAGCTAGGATTAGATTATAACTTAGATGTGTATAGAAGATCTTGGGGCTCTGTGTACTGTGTTGTATGCTCCATCATATTTACTTTACCTTTCTTGTACACTAATTATCTTTATAGTTTGCCTTTACTTTTATGGGTGTTTGTGGTAAGACAAGGTAATTGGTGGCTCTCTACTGGGTTACTATATGGATTTTACACACTGTTATTCTTATGGAGTTTTAATTGATGTCTAACGAATTACACTTATTAAAAGCTTTATCTAAATACAAGAACTTTAAGAAGTATTCTCACTTAGCCAAGTCTAGGATCATTGAGCCAACTACAGCACAGTTGCTTGAGTGGTTTGATATATATTTCCAGGCTAAAGAAGATGATGTTGAGCTTAATAACTTGCTTGAGTATATTGTGCACGTTCAAGGACTGAAGATAAAAGACAAAGAACTATCTTTGTACAAGACTATAGTTAATAATATCATATCTCTAGAGGATGAGGATCGGGTTGAGGAGATAGTTGATGCTTACGAAGAGACTATCAAGCTGCAAGAAGCTGTAGATTTAATTAATAAAAGAATAGAGGGTGAGGAAGTAGACCCAACAGAGTACCTTGAATTATTAAAACATTCACAACCTAAGTCTAAAGGTGAGCTAATGTCTAATGATATAGACTTCATTCTTAAAGATGAGGGTGGAGAGCTAGAGTTTAAGATAGAGCCCCTCAAGTCTAGGGTGGGTAGGTTCCCTATGGATTCTTTCATATCTATAGCTGCTGTCCCAGATGGTGGTAAGACTTCTATGGTAGTAAATGAAACTCTATATATGTTATCTCAACCAGCCTGTGCTGGTGGGAACTTATTGTTTGTAAACAATGAGGAGTCTGGTAGAAGGATCTTGTCTAGGTACTTGGCTAATGGTTTAAATATGCCAGTTCCTAAGCTGAGGGAGTTACTATCCTCTAGTGAAGAAGCCAAAGATATGATATTATCTGAATTCAAGAACTTAACTAAGGTTGATTTCTCCCAGATTAAATTATTTGAGGAAGACAACACTGTGTCAGCTATAGAAGAAAAGATAGAAGAGTTACAACCTAGGATTATAGTGTTTAACAATCTAGATAAAGTACAAGGTATGCGTGGAGATGATTGGAAACAAATAGCTAACCTATACGAGTGGGCTAGATCCCTATCTAAGAAGTATAAATGTGTTGTGTTCGGTGTGGGGCAAGCCGCAGCCACTGGAACAAACGCTAAGTTCTTAGGTCTATCAGACCTAGCGCAAAGTAAGACAGCTAAGGCTGGTGAGGTGGATATTATTGTAGCGTTGGGTAGATTAGATGAAGATTCTCCAGTATGTATAGAGGGCAAGTGGCACCAAATAAGATACCTAAACACACCTAAGAATAAAATATCAGGGGAGCAGATAAAAGCTACAGTATTACTAGATCCTAAGACTGGTATATTTAATCACTATGTAGAAGAACTTGGCTCTTGACATAGTAATAGTATTGTGTTAAACCAATATTAACAACGGAGGTGTGAATGAATGATTTAATAAAAAGAAATATAGAGTTCTCTAACACTGTGGAACTACACAAAGACAACCCAATGACAGATGGTAAGGTTACTTGGCCTTACATACAAAAAACAATACTTTTCCTAGAAGAAGAAATGGATGAAACTTATGATGCTTACTTTAAGAAGGATAGGGTTGAGCTTCTTGACGGTGCTTTGGATGTTGCTGTAGTGGCTCTCAACTTGGCATATAAACTATTTAGACTTTATGAATTTACACATGAAGAAGCAGAGTTAAAAGTATTAGAATCTTTTAATGAGGTTATAGAATCTAATATGTCTAAGAGATCTCCAGATGGATCTGTATCATTTGACAGGAATGGTAAAGTTAAAAAGCCTGAAACATTTAAGCCTGTATCTTTAGATAAATATTTTACAAGGAGTAAATAGTATGAAGTATGAATACTGGAAAGAGTTTATGAAGATGAGAAAACCTTTCGGTAATGTGACCACCACGCAGGTAGGGGGGAATCATTATAGTAAGTTAGAGATCCAGCCTATGGAATACTCTATGTTCAATAATTTAAATCCTGCAGTACATACTATAATAAAGTATGTCACTAGATATAAAGACAAGGGTGGTGTGGAGGATTTAAAGAAGGCTTTACACACATTAGAATTTCTAATAGAGTTTGAAGATGCTAAGGAAGAGAGCGTGGGATCTACTACCGTACCAAGTACAGCAGGTGTGGATTCTGGGAACTTTGGGAATTAATCCCAACAGGCAGGAACAACCATATCTAACTGATGATAGTTATGTTTATATACTAATACAAAAAGGAGTACTACATGAAGAAGTCATCGACAAAGAAACAGGTGAAATCAAAAAGCAAAGTAAAATCAAAGTTCCAAGTACCAAGCATATATAAGTATAAGTTTAGAAAACTTAAAAGAAAGCTAGTAGATATATACAGAGAGTATATATTAGGTACTTACCCAACTACAGATCTATGGAATTTAGATGAGACTATCTCTAATTTTCTAGTACCTAGACTTAAAGAGTTTAAATCAATGTTAATAGGTTATCCAGCTAATTTAAAGTCTGCTAAGGGGTGGGAGAAAGTACTTACTGAGATTATATGGTTGTTTGAAGTATACCATAGAGATTGGTTACTAGGATTTGAACCAACTCATTTGAAGAAGGAAGATCATGATAGAGCTAAGAAAGCTTGGGCACTATTTCAAAAACACTTTAACAACTTGTGGAACTAAATGACCCCAGTAGTAATAGACATAGAGACCACTATCAAGAACAAGGTTGGTAACAACAAGGGGTCTGCCTTTTGCCCAGAAAACTTTATTGTTTTGTTTGGTATAAAGACAGAATCTGGTACTTACACTTGCACTATTGATAAGGCTAGAGATTTAGTTAATAAACTATTCTCTATAGAGGATGACTATATATTCATAGGGCATAACTTTAAATTTGATATGCACTGGATATACAGAGAGATACCAGATCTTTATTGGCTTATCAAGCGCAATACTATCTGGGATACCCAAGTAGTAGAGTATATGTTATCAGCTCAGACTAAGTTGTACCCATCTCTAGACGAGACTTCTCCTAGATATGGTGGCACAACAAAGCCAGATCTCATTAAGGCTGCTTGGGATCAAGGTGTGCAGACTGAGGATATGGATCAGAAAGCCTTAGGTGATTACCTAATTGGGGATCTAGAAAATACCTTTAAGGTATATAAAGGCCAAGTTGAGAAAGCTAAAAGAGTTGGTATGGATAAACTAATACCAGCTATAATGCGTGGAACTCAAGCTATAACTGACATGGAGATCAACGGACTAAAGATTGATACTGGTAGTATGGATGCCCTACAAGAGGTACTTCAAGAAGAATATGACCAACTGCACAATAGGGCTCTCTACATATTAAAAGATTTCTACAGATTAATCCCGTCATCTTTTATAAATCTGGATAGCACTTTATGGCTCCAGGCTATATTGTATGGTGGTAAGATCTCTTATGTAGAGAAAGAACAGGTTGGGTTCTATAAATCTGGTAAGAGGAAAGGTGAGAAGAGATATAAGAATGTGGAAGTTGAAAAGACTTTAGATCCTATAATTGCCTTTAAACCTTTAGAAGAGTGGGCTAATGCTAAGGGATATTCTACTAAAGAGGAAGCTCTTAAGATAATAAGGAACCAGTTAGAAGTTGAAGGGCAGGACTATGAGTTCGTTGACATCCTCCTGAGGCTTAGATGGTTAACTAAACAGATCAGTACTTACTGTCAGGGAATGAAAGAGTTACTATTCCCAGGTGATATTATACATCATAACTTAAATCAATGTGCTACTGCCACTGGGAGGTTGTCTGGTACTAACCCTAATCTGCAGAACATACCTTCTGAGGAAGCATCAGAGATTAAGAAATTCTTTATATCTAGGTTTTATGATAAAGGCTATATACTAGAGGTGGACTTCTCTCAGTTAGAGGTAGTATGGCAAGCATTTGTTTCTGGTGATGACACTATGAAACAAGATATAAGGAATGGTGTTGACTTCCATATTAAAAGATTAGCTATAAAGGAGAAGATGGACTATGAAGAAGTTCTACGACTATGCAAGCATGAGGAATTACCTGAGTGGGTGGAAAAGAGAAAGAAGATTAAGAACTTTTCTTTTCAACGTGCTTACGGAGCAGGAGCTACAGCTATCGCTGCGAGTACTGGACTTAGTATCGAGGAAGCCAAGTCTCTTATTGAGCAAGAGAAAAAACTATATCCGAGGGTTGAGGAATGGTATAAAACAGTCCAAGCAACAGCAAAGATTCGATATAGAGAAAATACACACACTTCTGAATCAGGTAAGCACTTGGGAACTGGATACTACCAATGTAAAACAGGAAGAGCTTATGCCTTTAAAGAGTACGAATCAGAGTATGGCATCGGATTTAAACCAACCCAAATAAGGAACTACCCCATCCAGGGTGGGGCTACTGGAGATATGGTTCAGATAGTCATGGGGTACCTAAATGATAGGATAGATGAATACCAAGAGATATTTAAAAACAAATTATTTATGATAAATCAAGTACACGACTCTTTAGTGTTTGATTGCCATGAATCAGTTCTTGACAAAGCTGCTGAATTCATATATATCATACTAACAAATTCTCCAGCAATACTGAAAGAGACCTTGGGTCTTGACTTTGATCTACCACTTAAGGTAGAATTAAAGTACGGTAGAAACTGGAAGAATACTGAAGTTTATAAATTTAACAAGGAGTAATAATGCAAGGCACGATAAAGAAGATATGGAAGAACGAGAAGAACACTAAGTATGTTATAACAACTGAGGATGGTGAAGTTACAGCAACTTCTATTAAGCCTTTCTCTGGGGTATTTGATGGTTCTGAGGTAGAGTTTGAGGTTAAACAGAATGGCCAGTATACTAATATATTAAGTATGTCTGCTGTAGGTGATGCCCCAAAGTCGTATTCATCGTCAAAAACCAGCGGGTCTACCTTCCCAAAAGCTCCAAGTAAAGATCAAGATAGAATCTCTCGTCAGTTCTTAATGAACTTTACTAGAGAATCTCAGTTAGCAGCAGAATCTCTTGGGCTTGACTACTCTACTTATATGAACAAGTTTGCTAAAGACTTCAAGGTTTCTGAAGAGTTTCTATACAACACTACTCCAGTTACTAAAGATGAAGTAGCTGACATTGTAGAGAACAATCTTGAATCTAAAATCAAAGCAATAGCGAAGAAATAATGAAAGACATCAACACATTAGTAACAGACATTAGGGATCTTCTAGAGCATCCCACTACCATAAGACCAGATAGGGATTTAGTTCTTGGCATGGTTAATGGTTTAGCTAAGGCTGCTGTGAAGCCACTAGAGAAACGTACCAGATCTTACTCTTTGCGTATGTCTAACATAGGTAAAGGTATCAGGAAGCACTGGTATGAATCTCAATTCGGAGTCGAGTCTGTAGATGCTGAGTCACAGTTACGCTTTGTTGTTGGTGATTTCATGGAAGAGTATCTATTCTTCCTAGCTAAACTCTCTGGGCACACAGTAACCCATCAACAGGAGACTGTTGTCCTAGAGGGTGTAGAGGGTCATATAGATGCTGTCTTTGATGGTTATAATCTTATAGATGGTAAGACTTGTTCCGACAACAACTATAAGAAATTTACAAAAGGGTTGGAACCTTGGAATGACGAATATGGCTACATATACCAAATGGCTGGGTACTATCAAGGACTTCTTGCTAAAGGTCTTGATATACGCACCACTTCGTGGTTTGCTATTAATAAGTCTAATAGTAACTTCGGCCTTTTTAATTACTCTATTGGCAAGCTGCCTGATGCTAAAGCTAGGATTATATCCATTAAACAAGCTTTGGATAAAAGCAAAGCTCCTAAAGAAATCTGTGATGGGGCAGCTCCGAAAGAGACTGAGAATGGTAATAAAGAAATGAGTTTTCTGTGCCGATACTGCCCGTTTAAGGATAGGTGTTGGCCAGATTATAAGGTGTACAGGTATTCTAATGCGGATAAAATGTATACAGAAGTAGTTAAACAACCAAGAGTAGAAGAGGTAACACATGAGTACAGAAGTTAATTTAAGGATAGTTGATAAAGGTGATATTTATTATTATGATCTATCAGTTCCAGCGGAAGCTGAACGATTTGATGGTATACTTAAGAAGAAAGTAGTGCATAAATTTAACAAGTCTTTCAGGATTACACAACAAGATATGGTCGAGTTCCCAGAGGCTACCGTAGCATCTTTGAATACAAACCTAGGTATTGATATGTCTGTGAAAGAAGTAGTAGATATGATAGAGGCGGCTGAGAAAAAGAGGGGCTCATAATGAAAACTCAATCTTGTAAGGCGAAGTACAAGCAAGCCACCACAGCAGAAGATTACTTGAATCAAAGACTAGATAAATCTGAGGGGTGTTGGTTGTGGTTACGTGGGAAAGATAAAAATGGCTATGGCCAGTGTCAGGCATCGTTCTCCGCAAGAAAGCATAAGGTGACCAGGGCACACCAATTAGCTTATGTAGCGTGGGTAGGTCTGATTCCTAAAGGAATGTTTGTTTGTCACTCTTGCGATAACCCATCATGCTGTAACCCAGATCATCTATTTTTAGGAACTGCTTTAGATAACAATAGAGATATGGTTAGTAAGGGTAGAGCAATATACCCAAAAAGACCACACAAGAACAGACAAGATATTATAGATTCTTGGGGGAAGCTTCCTTGTGAGAAGGTAGCTAAGTTATACAAGATCAGCTACTCTAGAGTTTGTCAGATTTGGAGAGAAGTAGGACTATATAAAAAACAATTTCACAAAGGAGAAAGAGTATGGTAATGAGCACAGCATCAAGAAAAATGAAGGGCAGGAATCTGCAAAAGGATATAAGAGACCTTATATTAAAGTACAACCCAGAGCTTACTTTGAATGATGTATCTTCTACATCTATGGGAGCTGGGGGAGAGGATGTTAAGCTGTCTGAGGCAGCATTAAAGTTCTTCCCTTTTGCTATAGAGTGTAAGTCTAAGAAAGCTATAGCTGTGTATCCTATGTATGAGCAAGCTATATCCCATGCTGAAAAGACTGACAGAGTTCCAGCTTTATTCATTAAACAGAATAGATCTAGACCTCTTGCAGTAGTGGATGCAGAATTCTTTGTTAACTTGGTGAGAGCCGCAACAATAGGTAATTGGTAATGGTTAAACATTTATATATACCAGACACACAGGTTAAACCTGGTGTTAAGCTAGACCACTTAGAATGGGTTGGGAAGTACATAGTATATAAGAGACCTGATGTTATAGTGTTTGCTGGAGATTTTGCTGATATGGAATCCTTATCTAGCTATGATAGAGGCAAGAAGTCTTTTGAGGGCAGGAGATACAAAAAGGATGTAGAAGTAACTCATAAGGCTTTAGATCTACTGCTATCTCCTATGAAGAAGGTTAAGGGGTACAACCCAAGGCTAGTTATAACTCTTGGTAACCATGAGGATAGGATTAACAGGGCTATTAATGACAATCCCCAGCTTGATGGTGTTATATCTATAGATGATCTTGGATATGAGAAGTGGGGTATAGAAGTTGTACCTTACCAGGAAGTTATAGAGATTGACGGTATATGGTACTCACACTTCTTTTATAACCCTATGTCTGGGCATCCATATTCTGGGGCAGCTCAAAACGTCTTAGCTAAAGTAGGCAACTCTTTCTTTATGGGGCACCAGCAAACTCTTTCTGTGGCTACTAAGACATTGGCTACGGGTAAAATGATGTGGGGTATTATAGCTGGGGCATTTTACCAGCATAATGAACACTACAAAGGTGCTCAAGGCAATCACCACTGGCGTGGTATTATCATGGCACATGATGTAAACGATGGTAACTTTGATCCTATGTTTGTTTCTTTAGACTATCTAAGAAAGAGATATGGAAAGAAAAAGAAGGGTAAGAAATAATATGGAATGGGAAGAGATAGCACATAGGATAGATGAGAGATACGACATAGAGGATTTTATAGAAGTACTTAATCTCTACAATATATTAGAAACAGAATATGATACTAATGACTATAGCGAGTTAACTGTTAAAGAGTTACTTAAACTTAGAAGAGTTAAAGCAAAGGTCAGAAAGAAACTAGAGGAGCTAGACATACAATGACTACAATAGTGTATTCAAGAAAGCATGGGGTTTTAGCAGCGGATTCTCAAATTACTGCTGGGACTAAGATAGCTGGAACTAGCCCAAAGATAAAAGACTTTGGCAAGTTCTTAGTAGGCGTGGCTGGAGATTTTCATGTTCTAAAGCAAGTTTTAGATAGAAAATACAAAAGCATTCAGCAATTATTTGAGTATGTTAACAGCTTTACCACAGAAGGAGAGCAAGGATTCACTTGTATTGTTATAACTAAAGGGACTAAAAAGAGTGATCCAGTGGTGTACTTAGGTGCTGGTTATAAGTTCCCTATGGTAGAGGCTGAGTGGGCTGTGTATTATACTTTAGGATCTGGGGCTGAGATAGCCCTTGGTGCCTTGCACGCTGGGGCTAATCCTGTAGAAGCTATTAGAATATCAGCACAGATTGATACTGGTACTAACACCAAGATAGATGTCATAAACAAAATAACTTAAAGTCAAGACTTGTAATTAAAGTTTCTTTGACTATAATAGATCTTTCCAACAATCAAATATAAGGATATATAATGTCAGTAATCATAGATTATGGCAGAGACTCTCTGTTCTCTGAATTCTCACTTAAGACTTTGAAATCTGGGTATATGTTACAAGGGGAGAATTCCCCTCAAGATGCCTTCGCTAGGGCTGCAACAGCTTATTCTACAGACGTGGATCATGCACAAAGGATATATGACTATGCTAGTAAGCATTGGTTTATGTTTGCATCCCCGATACTATCTAATGGTGGGACTGAGAGGGGGCTTGGTATATCATGCTTCCTTAACTATATACCAGACTCTATAGATGGTCTATTATCTACTTGGGGTGAGACAGCCAGGTTAACTATTAATGGTGGTGGTATTGGTCTATACTCTGGGGCATTGAGATCTGATGGGGAGGCCACATCTAAAGGGTCTGCTTCCAATGGCTCTATACCATTCCTTAAGACTTGGGATGCCCAGATGAGAGCATACAGCCAGGGTGGTACTCGTAGAGGGGCTGCTGCTGTATACCAAGATATATCTCACCCAGAGATAGAAGAGTTCATTGAATCCCGTAGACCAACTGGCGATAAAGATAGGAGGTTCTCAGAGCTACACCTAGCTATAAATATAACAGATGACTTTATGGTTGCCGTAAAAGAGGGTAGACCTTGGAACCTTATAGATCCACACACTAAGGGTGTTAAGAAAGTAGTGGATGCTAGGAATCTATGGATACAAATATTAACAGCTCGTATGGAGACTGGGGAGCCATACATACATTTTATAGATACTACTAATAAGAATCTCCCAGAAGAGCAGAGAGACTTGGGTCTCAGAGTTAACCAATCAAACCTATGTAGTGAAATCACTCTACCAACTAATGCGTTTAGAACTGCAGTGTGTTGCTTATCTTCCATAAACTTAGAGAAGTATGATGAGTGGATACATGATAAAAGGTTTATCCCAGACTTAATAGAGTTCTTGGATAATGTACTGTCAGACTTTATATCAAAAGCTTCTAAGATATCTGGGTTTGAGAGAGCAGTTCACTCTGCTATGCAAGAGAGATCTATTGGTCTAGGTGCTATGGGTTTCCACAGCTTCTTACAATCTAAGAATATACCATTTGAATCTGTTATGGCTAAGAGCTGGAACAATAAACTATTTAGTTATATCAAGACACAGGCTCAAGAAGCTACAATAAACTTAGCCCTTAAAAGAGGCTCTTGCCCAGATGCTAATGGTAAAGTGAGAAGGAATATGCACTTACTAGCTATAGCTCCTAATGCTACTTCAGCAATTATATGTGGTAAGGTTAGCCCTGGTATAGAACCTATACCTTCTAACTATTACATGGAGAAGACTAAAGTGGGATCCTTTGCTGTTAGAAACAAGCATCTTGACAAATTACTTAGAGAGGTGTACAAGGATAATGTAGAAGCTATTTGGGAAACTATACTAAATAATCATGGGTCTGTATCCCATTTGCAGGAGTTAAGTGATATGGAGAAAGCTGTGTTTAAGACTGCATTTGAGATAGACCAGCAGTGGCTTATAGAACACGCTGCTGATAGACAAAAGTATATCTGTCAGTCTCAGTCTCTAAACTTGTTCCTGATGGCTAATACTACCAAAGAGTATGTACATAAGTTACATTACTCAGCTTGGGAACAAGGAGTTAAAACATTGTATTATCTGAGAACTACTAAGCTTAGAGGTGCAGAGAAGATCAACCAATTCAAGGAGGACTGTCTATCATGCCAGGGCTAAAAGAAGAAAATAGAAAAACAATATTAAGGGCACATCACTGGTTGACATTTATATCAGGATGCTGTACAGACAAGTCTGTGGCAGAGGGTGCTACAGAAATGGCTAAACAATTACAAGAACTAATAGAAGAGGAGAAACTAAATGTTAAGCAAACAAGAACAGATGATAAATAGAGAGTTTACTGTAGAAGAGTTTGAGAAAGCTAGGTATGCCTTAGAGCATGATCACTTAGCCAGATTAATAACAGACTCTCCATTTGGAAAGCAGTACTTTGATTGGGTTAGTAAAAATCTTAAACGTGGGCAGAAGACTGGGAAACCTTTCGGCCACGTTTCTGGGATCAATATGTAGGAGATTCAATGACTAATATATTTACACCATCTAAAGCATACAAACCGTTCCAGTATCCGTGGGCATTTAAAGCATGGAACGAGCAACAGCAGATGCACTGGATGTTTGACGAAGTCCCTATGAAGGATGACGTTACAGACTGGAATGTTAAACTTACTAAAGATGAGAAGAAATTCTTAACTCATGTATTTAGATTCTTTACTCAGGGAGATATAGACGTAGCCTCTGCATATACTCAGTTGTATTTACCTAGCTTGAGGAACAATGAGATACAGATGATGTTACTTGCTATAGCAGCTTCTGAGACTACACATATAGCAGCTTACTCTCACCTGTTAGAGACATTAGGTCTATCAGATGTTGAGTATAATATGTTCAATAACTACAAGGCTATGAGAGATAAACACGCTTTCATGTCTTTGGAGAATAAGTCTCCATGTGTACCCGACTATCTTGAAGAGTTTGATGAGAAATATATTAATAGAGAGAATATAAAGTATTTCTTAAAATACATAGTAACCTTCTCAGTATTTGGTGAAGGGTTACAACTATTCAGTTCATTCGCTATGCTACTTAACTTCCCTAGACAGGGTAAGATGAAAGGTATGGGTCAGATAGTTACATGGTCTATTAGGGATGAGTCTCTGCACGTTGAGTGCATGACTAAAGTATTTAATACTATTGTAGAAGAGTTTGGTATAGATAGACAAGAATTACAAGAAGATATCTATGACATAGCTAGAACTATGGTGGATCTAGAAGATGGTTTTATTGAACTCGCCTTTTCTTCTGGAGGTATATCAGGTCTTACTATAGGTGAAGTGAAGGAATATATTAGATACATAGCTGACAGAAGGCTACAAGGTATTTATATTAAACCATTATATTATATATCAAAGAACCCATTACCTTGGTTAGCTGAGATGGTTAATGCTCCAGAACACGCTAACTTCTTTGAACAGAAACCAACTGAGTATGCTAAGTCTGCTACTCAAGGTGACTGGAATATATCATGGTAATAAAAGATAAATAGTCAACTCTACTTTACTAATTAGGTAGGATTATCCCAGAGTCTGTAGAGAACCACTCTGGGTGATCCAGTACATCTTGTCTAACCCTTTGAATAACATCACCCCTAGATAGGTACTTATCTATATCTCTTTTAATAGCTCTCTTAGCTTTATCTTTCTTTTGAGTGGCATCATCAAACTCTGCTAACAGATCAGGTATAGATATCTCTACAAACTTTGCTGCAGATCCTTCTTTAATAGAAGCACTATCTTCCTCACCAAATAAAAGATAATGGTCTATACGCTCTCTAGTAACACCATCATCAGCTATAAACATACGTCTTTCAAAGCGCATAAGGTTCTTTTCTTTATTAGGTAGAGAAGATAACCACATACCTAAGAACTTAGGGGTGTCTTTAATACCAGCAGGAACTGGTATAACTGCAGATTTTGGTCTGCTCTCATCATCCAGCCTGTCATCAAACATTGTTTTAGTAGTTATAATTACTTTCATATTATTTCTTTTTCTTCTTAGTTACTTTCTTTATAGTGCCTTTATTCTCTGAAGCATAGAATACTTTCTCACCTTTCTTTTTACCGTACTCTTTCTTCATAGCTTTCATTATTTTCTTACCTTTCTTATTTAATGGCATATAAGACTCCTATTTCCTACTTCAGTGCTAAATATCTTACTGTGAATGTCCCAGTCGGGGAACCAACCTTAGTCCACACTATAGTAAATCCGTCAGCGTCTAAGGAGCCTAATGCACCTATTTGGCTTGCAGAGCCAGTAGTTTCATCAGCCACTACGAAGCAAGTTCCAGCTTGGTCAAAAGTTCCTGCTGTTGAAGTTTGGTAGATAACAGCCTGATTAGTGCCATCAGTAAAGCCAATCGACATCTTTTTGCTTGATGTTTGAGTGCCTAGGAAAATTACTGCTTTTGGTTGGAAGCCAATCCCCGTGGTTGCGACTGAGCCTGAAGCTGTGCTTAAATCTCTGGTAATTGAACCAACTTTAAAACTGGCAGAACTCCCCAACAATGTGTTGATTTCTGAAACTGTTGCAGCAACTATGTTACCAGTAGCCAATCTGGCAAGTATAGTTGATGCTCCCATTGCAAGAGCAGTAGGGGGAGCGGAACTCCCAGTCTTCTCAACTAAAACAGTATTTGCAGCTTGTGAAGCTAGATCAGTTAAAGGAATAGTAGCTGCTGGTGTTTGTAGAACACCAGAGGATACTTTTGCATAACCAGTACCAGTAGCTCTCTTCATAACTTTGCCAGTTGTACCAGAGAATAAAGCTATCTCAGAGTCAACTGAAGAAGCTTGACCAAGTACATCCCCAGTCCCAGCACCGTTTGCCCCAGCATCTCCAACCGCAGTAAAGGATACAAGTAAAGAATCTCCATCGCTGAATGAGCCATTAGATGCTACATAAGTAACTGGTATTTGTAACCAAGTAGTGTTATCTGTCAGTGATCCACTAACATAAACTATTAAAAAGGTACCAGGAGTTCCTAATTTAGAGAACCTTATATAACCTTTGTTACTATTAGAGCTATTGTCCCATGTAGCTATATAATCAGATATATCTGGGTTGCCAGACTCTGCAGAAGTAGCTTGTATAGCTATTTGAGTAACTGATGCTAAGGTAGCATTGTTTAATCTCAGTGTCCCAGTGCCTGGGGCAGCCATAGTAGTAGTGCTGCTAAAGGTATATTGATTAGCTATAGCAGAAGAAGATAGAGTGTAATCTCCAGAATCTAACTCAAATACAACATTCCTAAGTGTTTTATTGTTCATGTCAAGATCACCAGTCATCTGGTTATCTGTACCACTAGTACCATTAGTACCTAACACATTCTCAAAATGGTCTCTAAGAGTTGTGAATATGGTATTAAGTGTGGTAGTGTCATATATCTGACCAGCACTTAATGTTGTTATGGTTGGTTTATCAGCCATTCTATTCTCCTATTTTACTAAATCTGTTGCTTGTTCTTTAATATCTTGGGTCAATGTTTTTGTATCTTCTATGGCTTGAGCTTTGTCTTCCTCAGTCATAGGTTGTAAGACTGGATCTTTGTTAACAAGCAATTTATTATAAGCCTTAGTCACAGTCATGTTAATATCTTTATAGGCTTGGGTATAAGTTAAAGGACTTACTCCATCCTGTATCATGTTATTTGATACATCTCTAGCCCACTGAGCATAGTCTTTCTTAGTGTCTTCTCTTTGTTTCTCAGTTAAAACATTAGTCCTTAACTTAACATCCCAATCTTTCAATTCTCTATCCAAGAACTGCTTCCACTGAGTTGATTTCTCCATATTAGAGAAGTTCTTCTGTGTCTCTGTTTTCTTAGAACCTAACAAAAGATTCAAGTGGGTTCTTTTATCTACTGGTGTAGGTACCGCAAAGTTACCAGTTGATCTCTCTGGTACTACTTGCTTCCCCCCTCTAAAGTATTGTTTATCAAATACTTCTCCCTGCCCATAAGTATCCCAATCCTCAGCTATCTTCTTATTCATGTACTGCGTAAGTACTGGGAAAGGCAATCCCCTTAGGAAGGTGTCTCTCGACCCAGCTAAGTCATTAGCAGCGGCTTGCTCCCCAGCAAGATGCGCTCCGTATAAATTATACATGAAATCTACGAAATTTCCACCACTTTCTATAGTTTTTTCAGCCACTGAATATGCAGCTAGGTAATCCCAAGGGTCTGATTTATTAGCAAACGAGCTTAGGAACTTACCTAAAGTCATCCTAGTTACTAGATCTACACCAGCTCTCTCTGCTAGTAAACCCCTGCCAACTGTAATATCTTCAGCTAACTTCTTGATATCTTTAGCTTGGTCATCGTCTATACCAGGTATAAACTTTATTGCTTCTTCGCCCCCATCTAACAACCACTGAGCAGATTCCGCCACTAAGTTACTAGCTGGGTTAGGTCTTGTTTGCGTTGTAAGAGAGGTTGTAGTCTTATCCACAGCAGTGAAAAGATCTCCCATCATTGGTATAGCAGACCAACCGAAGGTAACCATACCAGCGGCTATAGCCCCAGCTCTTTGTTTAGCTGGTATTTGGAAATATGTATTCTGAGCAATCTTAAATGATGTACTCATAAACTGACCTACGTTTCTATCTATCAAGTAGCCAGCTTTAGCTACCCCTAATGGTGCTTTCTCATAGAAAGTTGTAGGTAATATACCACCAACGCTTGCTGGTGTGAAGTTAGCTTTGGAGTTATCTATAGCAAACACTAATGCTTTCTGTCTAACAATCTGTTGGAACTCTTTACCACCTATATCTGCAGTAGTAAGCTTCTGCCCTTTAAGACCTAAAGCAGTACCTTTCTTTATAGCTGTTATCAAGTCATTACGTTCTAGGTTATAAGTTAATACCTTAGATAAAGCCTCTGTAGCATCAAAGGCAAAGCCTAAAGTATTATCTAATACCTCAGTAGCTTTAGCACTACGGCTACCATCAAGTACTTTAAATATTCTATCTTGGTCAGCCCTTGATAGATAGCCTGAAGTTACTATTTCATCCCACAATTGCTCTTGTTCAGCACTACGTCTAGATCCGTAGGTTCTCTTTAAGAAACCGTCAGCAAACTTAACTGTTTGAGCTAGTGCCTTAGCAGACTTATCAAGTCTAACACCTCTAGCACCAAGCGCCATTAAAGGCTGTGCTAAGTTTACAGTAAATTGCTGGAAGTTATAACGTACATATAGGTTAGAAGTAGTTAACGAGAACTTTCTACCAACTGAAGCAGTGTCAGGCTTAACTAAATCTGGAGCCATCTTCTGCATTACCTTTCTAAAGTATGTCATGTCTTCATCTGGAGAAGTCATTATCTCATTGAACCTAGCATTCTCTCTAGCTGAGAGTATTCTAGCATTGTCTGATTGCCCAGAGAAAGCAGTCCTTACTATCTTCTGATATGCTTTAGCTTCTCTAGCTTTATCTTGCATAGCTTTAGAGCTGAAGCTTGCTACATCTATATTACTATCCCAAGCCTTACCTCTTAGTACGTCAGCATATTTAGATTCAAACTGGTTAGTTATCTCAAGCTTGTATGGCTTACCTTGTAATACTGATACTTGATCTATGTAGTTAGCTATAGATTCCCAAGTGTTTTTACGAGGGGCGCTAGTGATGTTTAATGCTTTATCAGTGGTCTTAATTCTTTCTCCACGTTCGCCAGTGATAGCTTTCTTCTGTAGCTTTCTCATAGAGGTTAACTCTATCCAAGCTTTAATAGAACCCTTATCTAGCTTAGTTCCTTCTGGTAATACGTTCTCTATGTTCTTATACATAGTTTCCAGCACTTCATCTGGTAACTGTAAGAATGAATCTCTAGCCATACCAGGCAAACTGATCTGATCTAACTGTACTATAAGATCTACATTCTCTTCTGGATTGAACAACTCATTAGGTGTAGTCTTAAGCTTCTGTGCAGCTTCTTTGGCTGCTGCTGGAGTACGATACTTAGATACAAGTTTAGTCTCACCAGTCTTCTTATTAACTGATACTAAGTTTACAGTGTCCTCATACTTAACTGGAACATAACCCTTTCTAAACTCTATAGCATTCTTTATAGGTTTAATGTCAGCAGTAAATACTATTTCTTCCTTAAGTACGTTGCTAGACTTACCATAAGCATTAAGCTCTTGAGTCTTATACACTCTAGTTCTTAAATCATCTACCTTCTTAATAGGTAGTACTAATTCAACATTACCATCTATCTCTAGGTTTCTGAAACCTTTATCCATTAAGTCTTTTACTATAGCTTTATCAGCAGCTTCACCAAACTCAGTGATTGCTTCTCTCATAGAACGATAAGCTGTTTCTAATTCTGGGGTATACTTATCTCCCATTATAGTCTTAAGTTGAGCTGAATCAAACACAGTCTCCATCTCATCACCACGAAGTAACACTTCATCTAATAGAGTAGTCTCATCTCTCTTTAAACCTTTGGTAGCTTGCTTAAGCTTAGATATAGCAGACTTCTTAAATGCTATAGTAGCGAGCTCTGCATCATTCAATGTAGCAGAAAGGGCTGGGAGCTTATTAGATACAGAGTCAAACACGCCACCAAATGTAACAAAGGCATTAAGTCCTTTGCCTGGAATACTTCTATCTATAGGAGCAAACAAGTCTTTTCTAAATACCCATTGTCCATTATTATCAAGCTGCATACTTACATGAGGCTCAAGACCTAAAGATTTCTGATTTTCTACAATAGTATTAGCTATTACAGCGTTACCTACTGGAGAATCTGGAGACATCATAGTCTCAGGGTTCAACAAGTTTACATCTAAATCATTAACACCAGTGAGGTTCTTACTAAGTGAAGAAGCATTACCACCATTATCTACTATGTCTTTAGCAACAGTGTCTATAACATTAGAAGTAGCTGGAGAACCAGCACCATTATCTAATAGAGCTTGAACAACTGGTTTAGCTTCTTTCTTTTTCTTATGCTTTGGGAACTGATAAGTCTTAGAGAACTCTTCAGAAATAGCATTCTGCAGATCAGAGAAATTAAATCCTTTCTGTTTTATAACGCTCTTAGCACCAGTGTAAGCAAACCTACCACCTGTTACTAAACCCTCACCAAACAAGTTACCCACAGCCCTAGTTATAATCTCATCTTCAAGGCTCTTCTCTTGCCCGTTAATCTTATTTAATATTTGCTGTGTACCACCACCAGCTACACCAAGTATCGCTGAACGTAAGAATGCTGACCTGATCCCTGTATACACTCTAGCTGCTAGAGCAGAGTTCTTAGCACCCAAAGCACCAAAAGCTAAAGGAGTACCAACACCAGTTGAAGCTAAGGCTAATATGCCCATGTATATAGCACCGTCTACTGCAATCTCTTTAGCTGTAGATGCTGTGAAAGTCTTCCAGTAATCGTCACCGTATATAGATTTAGCTTGTACATCAAAATCATTAGAGAAATCATCCCAACCATATTGGGTGTCTGTGAACTTAGTAATTACAAACTTAGCAGCTAGGGCTGTAAGATCTTCATCAAAGTCCTTACGTTTTTCTGGGGCTACTTCATACCAAGAGATACGCTTTAACCAGGAGTCTGCATTTTTCTTTGCAGGTTGCTCTGTAGGCTCTGGATCATTAGGAGATGGGGGTGTGTTGTCTAGTAACTGTGCAGCTAAAGGACTTTCTTTTCCTAGAGCATCATCTAGTGAGGTGGTTTTTGGGTCTTCTCCCAAAGCTCCTACAGCTGATGTAGCATCATACTCTGTTAACCAAGAGTTATCTACAGAATCCGCAACTTCGTTGTTAGGATCCTTTATATTATTACCTCTTACAAAGTTATCACCTAAGGTATTAGATAGTTTTACGTTGGTTAAATCTTGGATGTCTTGATAATTCTTTACTGCATCATTATGAAACATCTCATCACTTAACTTGATAACTTCATTATTAGTAGTGTTATCACCAGTTATATCTAATTGAGAAGGGAAGTTTGCAGAATTTGTGTTAAAGTCTTCAAGACCTGGAGTGTTATCTGATATAACTCTAGCAGTGGTGGACTCTGGTAAACCAAATTCCTCTGTGTGGGTATTGTCGGCTACCTCTTTTTGTATCTCTGGATCCATAGATAAATCTGGTAGCCCAGACTCTGGATCTATGTTTAATTCTGTGTTAGTTTGAGCACCACCTAAATCAGCAGATAGATCTGGTAATTCAAGCTGGTTCTCTTGTGGAATTGTGTCTGCCATATATTATAGTTCATTATCTTTGTTTTGTTTACTAGAAGTTCCTGTTGCTATAGCATCTAGATATTCCCTATTAGAGTTAATGTAATCCAATCTCTTTTGTAAAACATTAATAGTGTTCTGGGTTCCTTGTGTTTGTTTAGCTTTGCTGTAATAATCTATAGTTCTATTAATTAAAGCAACTGTTCCATCTACGTCTGCTACCCACTCCCCAACATCGTTAGTTATTCCGATCTGTTTTAAGTAACCAACAGTTTGAACCACATCATCAGGTTTATTTAGAGGTCTGGCATTCCATACCACATTGTTAGATTTTAGTTTACCATTGTCTCTTACAAGTGTTTGTATATTCTGAACACCTTTAGCATAATCAACTTTACCCAACTGCCCCTTACCTAAGTCAGTAACTAAATTAATATAACTACCCCAGACATCTGCTTGGGCTAGTTGTTCTTTCTGACCTTTAGGTAGAGATTGATAATAACTATCATTCTCAGCCTGTCTCTTAAGTTTATTAACATTATTAGTTCTCTCTACTAAAGTCGTATCCTGATTAAAGTAAGCCTCAAATGTAGCTTTAATATCTTGCTCTTGGGTATCTAAGTAACTTCTTAGTTCAGATACATCTAGGTCTCCAAAGTCATCTTCTAAGTCTCTTTTTAAAGCACCCCATTTCGTCATAGCCATCTCTGGAGTAAAGTTAGGCATAGTCGCTATTATAGGAACCATCTGATCTATAAAAGACCCAACTACTTTAGAGCTAGAGGATATCATTTGTTGATTAGCCTCTTTAACTATTTGGTTACGGGTTGTGATATCTGTTTGCCCAGATAGTTTAATCTCAGTATCTCTAAGTATAGAATCATGGTCTGAAGACTTCGTATATAATTTATCTAGGAAATCCTGAGACTTGGTAGCTAGATCTTGCTGTTCTGCTTTACTTGCTTTTGGGAAATATTGTTCAACGTATTTACTAACATCCTCAAAGGCATCAGAAGTTCTAGGATTGTTTTCCTCAACTACTGCTTGTATATGGTCTTGTCTTAGGTTACCGTTGTTATCATAACGGGGGTCTGAGAATGATGGCTGACCGCCAAAAGCTTGCAGCTCTTGTTGTCTCTTTCTCTCAGCTTGATTTACTTCATAACCACCCTTGTAGTTACTAGCAATAGCATTTATCTCTTCTTTGTACTCTGGGGATGTGGCTATAAAATCAGCTGCCAATCTCCTTATATTACGTTCCTTTTCGTAATCTGATATAGCAGTGTTATCCATCACTGCTCTAGCTTTATCATTAAATTCTAGTGTTATAGTATTGTCTTTCCCAGCTTCTTTAGATAGAGATAACGCCAATTTATTTATTGGCTTTTCTAAATCTATACTTGTATCAACAAACCTTTGCTGCCCAGAAGGGGCATTGGCTGGTGACACAGTTACGTCTACTCCGTTAATTGGCATATGATATCCTTATAAAGTCCAGTTATTACCACTTGGATTTGTTACAGTTCTTATGTTAGCTACAGTACTTGGAGCCCCCGCTAAAGAGCTAGCTAAGTTACTATAGTTACTTGCTACTTGCCCCTGGTATTCTAAATTATTCTGTTTAATTGTCAAGGCAGTTCTTTCATTTAAGAAGGTAGATTCATTAGCAAATTGTGTATTTAATATTGGAGTTAGGGCTGTAGTAGTACTAGCAGCTAGCGTGCCTTTCCCAGCACCACTGGCTATAGCAGCAGCTCTCTTTCTACGAGTCTCTCTGAGAAGCTTGGCTTCCTCTCTCTGTCTATTCTGTTCTGCAATAGCATTGTTTGTTCTTCTAACTCTACTAGCTTGTCTATTAGCATCTCTGGCTTCTACCACACTCCCAGCTGCCATAAGGGCAAGAGAAGCACCACCACTGAATGGTGCTGCTACTACTGCTGCTATTCTAAGAATTCCACCGAAACCCATAACTATGCCTGTTTATATAGTCTGCCATCTCTGTGTCCAAAGAAGTCAGTGTTGAAACCTATTAAATGAAAATCCTTACCTGGATCTTTCTGTATTACAAACTGTGTCGCGTACCCACTGGCTTTTAACTTTAGCTTGTAATGTGTGTGATTGTGCCCATCATTAGCACCAGAAGCCAAACTAACCCCAAACCTATATGGATAGTATATCTGTAGTTGGTTTGTCCACTTCTTAGAAGTTGTTGAAGTGGCGAAGTTATTAGCAACTGATAGTAAACACCCACCAGGGTGCGTGTCCACATTGTCCACTATTATACCAGATTCTACCTTTTTGAAAACAAAAAAGATGTATGTTGCTGATTTTCTTCTTGAAACGTCACCGAACACTTGCACACCGCAGTATACTTTAGCATCGTAATCATTCGCATAAGCAGCATCATAAGCCCAGTCTGTGACATTCTCAGACTCCATCTCACCAAATAAATACACTAGATCATCATCAACTTGTTTATGTATAGCCCCAAGGAACAGTAACTCTGGCGAACCAAAAGGTATTGATATCACTACATTATTAGAATTTGATACTACGTTGTTTCCATTAGATACTATCTCTTGTGGGGAACTATCAGTACCAGTAGGTAAAACAAATGGGCAAGTTATATAAGGCTTTGATTCCCCAGCATTATCTACTATACTATGTTTAGTATACATCTTAGTAACTGTATTGAATTTCAACCAGTTAGTATAATATCCAGGCTCTGATGTAGAGGCTTTTGACATATCATAAGAGGTCAAAGACTCATTATAAAATATATAAATAGTGGAATCTGATGAGCTGTATAACACCTTCATAGCTTTCTTTGAAGCTTCTGGGATACTCTTATATAAAGTTTTAATACCAATAACCCTGTTATCAGTTTGGTTAGATACTACGGCCTCTGTTAACTTTTCAAATGATACGCTGTCAGATCCAAACAAAGTATCTTCTCGTTTAGATATCCATAAGGCATCAACACCTGCTATAATTAAGGACTCACCAACCACAACCCCACCAAATCTACTCTCTATACGATCATTAAGTACCCTGTTAATAGCATAGTTAGTTGCTGTGAATACGCCATCAGAGGCAGATACTTGATACACCCCATCCGTAGTTGTAACAAATAAAGACTTCCCAAGTGAGTATAGCCCTGTAATAATCCCAGCACCTTGTATTGGTAATATACCACCGTCATCCTCAACTATATCATTGTCTGTTGGATTGAATGGGTCTGCTGCTTGATAGAATCTAATGCCCTTTCTAAGAGTATCAGAGCTATCCTCAATGATTTGGGAGAAGTATAAAGTTGAACCTAACGCTAACCACACCCTATTAGCATGAAGAGCTATGACAGTAGGTCTTAATTGTGACCCATCTAAAGTCTCAGACTTACTGAAGGTTTTAACTAGGTTTGTGGTATAAGATACAGAAGCCGCACTCCATGTAGCAGTACCACCAGGTATAGATCCAGTTAGTTGATGCCAATACTCTGGGTATATATCAGGAGCATATTGTGCTGCAGATGTGTGTGCAACCGCACATTCATACCACTTACTATTATACTGAACTCTACTGCTTGTAGTAGCAACCCCAGTTATATTTCTAGTGAATACATCAAAGAAAGTTATAGTTGGGTCCACTGTTCCAGTAGATAATGATATGTATCCTGGCTGGCAATAAAGACCAGTGAAGTAGGTTCTAGTATCTGATGATGCAAAAGATAATGGTTTATATCTCTGCTGTGAGGCGCAGTTGGTTCCTAATGATAGGGAATACTCAGGTGAGTTTATAGCCTGTAAAGAAGTAATATCAGTATTATATACAGTAATGTACTTATTAGTACCAATAGCTTGAACAAGTAAATAATCCTGCTGTGTATTAGATGTGGATACTTTAAACTTAGCAAAGTGTACATTCGGAGTGCTTCTAGGAGAGCTCCCATTAACACCAGAACTTTGCACAGTGTATGTGCTAGTACTTAAAGCATTAACACCGCGCCTAGGTTTAATACTACCATTGGGCAATATGTCTACGTTAAAGCTCCCCTCCTGGAATTCAGAAGGTAGGTTTGTTAATACTGATGTCTCTGTGTTTAATCCGTTCGTAAACCCAGACACATTCTGCTGTAGAATAGGTAGTACCATTATTTAGTCTTGTTTCTGTTTCTAATCTTGGTTAGCTCTATCTCTTTTTCTTCTTTCTTGTTAAGCTCTTTAATATACTCTTGAGCTTCTGGATCTGTTACTTTCATAAGTAACCCATTAACTTTTATAAACCCAGTAAACTTAGTTATCTCTGGTAATGTCTCTAGTCTAGGATCTACCTTCTTTGGTTTAGGATCTGGTTCCCCAAATCTCCCTTTTAAATATCCGTATAGATAAACCTCAGCGTCTCTCTCAGATAAGAACCTAATGTCCATAGGTTTGTTCTTAGAGGCTTTATTAATTATCTTATATAAATTGCTTGTAACTTCTTTCTTTATAGCAAAGTTTTCAGATTGTGGGAAGTCTTTTAAGTTATATGCTTGCATAGAGTTGTCCTTCTAGTTAGCAGTTGTTAAATTAGATCCTCTCCCCCTGGTAGGTCTAGCTATGATATTATCAGTTATTTTATACAATTTGTCAATATATCTTCCAGTTCTTTCTAGCTGGCTCATATGTTTTAAGTATTGTGTCTCGTATACTTTTCCAACATTCTCATCACCTTTAAGTTCGTAGTAAACATAAGATAATGCTAACTTAAATAGGGCAGGGTAAGCTTGAGCTGGTAACTCAAAATACTCAGTATCGTCAATTAATCTAGCTGGTGTTATATACATAAACCCTTTAGCTAATGATGAGTCTAAGCCACTCACAGAATCCTCTACGGAGTCAAACTTAAGTACTTTGTCATCATTTACTGCAGTGAAGAATGTCGGGTATTGATCATTGTAAATATTAAAACCACCCATATCCACTACATTAGTACCTGTTCTAGATATCACAGAAGATAGAAACTCCTCTGGTTCATAATATGATACAAGTTTACCATTGTAGTATAGGTTATACGGGTCTATTGCTATAGCTGTATCTGGGAGCTTTAGCTCATTTAATTCTGTGTTTGTTTGGAATGTCGCTGCACGCTTTAAGTGTTTCCATCTTTGGGATGTGGCTATATCGTAAAAAGCCCTATTAAGGATCTTTACCATTTGGTCAGCTTCTTGCGTGTCTGATATAGAACCAACCTCTTCTGACTCTATAGAAGATAGTAAGTCATTAGTGAGTTGGAGTAATGTTTGTTTCATGTTATACCTCTATGGTATAAGTTATAGTCAATGGTTGTGTAGTTGTGGAACCACCATCTGAGGTAGCGGCTATTACTTGCCCAGCAGTCACTGCGTTAGCTGCTGAAGGGGTAGAACTAAAAGCTACACCAGCCCCAGATCCTGAGAAAGCTATTGTCTGTGCTGATCCAGTTACAGCAGCGCCAGCTATTGTAAATGACATAGCACTATTAGCTACTGTTATTGCACCACCTAGAACAGAGTCTATTCTCTTTAATGTTCCAGCTATAGGAGCAACTACATATACAGAACTTGGTGCGCTAACGTCAGCCATAGTTACTGTTAGAGTGTATTTGTTTATATCTGAAGTCCATGCACCAGATCCAGAACCATTGGCTTTATACACCTGACCAGAAGTAGCTGTAGAAGCGCCTTTCGGTTCGTGTATATACGGGTCTGATATTGCACTATGATTAATGTCTGCCATTGGATCCTCTTGTGAAAGGGGGATAAGTTTCCCTATCCCCCAGTTTTATTAGCGGCCTTGAGAGCCTAGACGTAGATAAAGGTTGCCAGTACCTACAAGCGTAGTACCATCTCTAGTACCAGTTATAGTAATTGCATCACCTTTGTTGAAGTAAGCAGTTGAGTTACCAGTGTTGGCAATCTCAGTTGTACCACTTGCAGCTACGGCTGAAGTCTTGTCGTTAGCAGCGGCAGCGTTGGTGTTTGAACCAATACCGAAATCTGCTAGTTCAGCATTTGAATTGCTTGCGTTTTGAACAAGAACTCTTATACCGTTAGTACCATCAGCAGCTACAGAACCATTAGCCCAAGCAAAGCCAAGAACTTGGCCAGCTTCTGGGGCTATAAGACGTAGAGCTAAGTTAGCTGATGTTGCTACGATTTGATCTATCACATAAGTGAATATACCATCTGAACCAATATTTAATGGTGATGGAATTGTCTCAAAAGTAGCAGTAGTAGGAATCTGAGAAGAGTTTATCGTCTCAGCATATCCTGGAGTTACAGCTTGTGTCATATTATTCTCCTAATTATGAGTTAACTGTTGCAGAAGAAAGGATAACACCTACAGCTTCAGGTCTGTATGTTTTAACACCATAACGAGTTAGGGCAGTATAAACATGACGTTTACGCATAGGTTCCCTGAAATCTTCCAATTCAGGTTCTAGTCTCATAGCACCTACGAAGGCATCTTCGGTACCTAAGAATAGGTTAGCGAAACCATCAGTCACAGATGAGGTGATAGTTTCAGAAAGACCATTATCTAGGTAGAAATTCTCGTAGAAGTCAAAGCCATAATACTTACCAAGTGAGTTAGTACCTGATAGGCTGTCTTTAACTGCTGAGTTAGCACCATAAATAGTTTGAGTAATGATATTAGCCAAACCAGACATAGTGTGTGTTACAGTAGAATCTACAAAAGCTCTACGACCTGCTTTAGGAACGCGTGCTTTAGATAGAGATAGAGTCATATCACGAAGCTGAGATTCAGCGATAACACCATTTGAACCAGAAGCTACCATACGGTGAGCAAAGCCATTAATGTTGTTAGCGTTTGAAGCAGTTTGTGCAGACTGAAGGTTCGCAACATCTGATTCTTTTTGACGTGCTATAGACTTAGTCAGTTCCATTACGAACATAGATTCAGCTTTAGCAATATACTTAGAGTCTTGCTTGAACTTATCAGTGATAGCAAAAGCAGAGCTGTAGTATTTATCAATAGTCAGAGTGAACTCACCACTATCAACTTCATCAACAGTGATTGGGTTACCTTCAACGTAGTTACGAACTGTTAACTGACCAACAGTTGGTACAACATAAGTAGTACCATCTACGAAATCAGTGAACCATTTACAAGCTTTATCAAGCTGTAATTCAGACTCAAGAACTGTTTTAATCTCTTCAGAATATAACCTTGTTCTTATCAAGTCTGTGTTAGATACAGTATCAACCATATTAACATCCTTTTATTTTAAGTTTTATAAAAATCTAACCCTTTCTGATTGTAAGACTGGATTAGAGCCATTAGTTCAGGCTTCCTCTTATCATACTCATTTCTGTTTTCTAACAATAACTTCTTCCAATATTTAGAAAAACTCTGCTCTGGGCTTTGTTTAACCTCTTGGAATTCTCGTTGTTGTTTTAAAACTAGAGACTGATTAGGCTCCGCCTTTTTTGAAGGAATAGAAGATGTAACAAGCTTTACTAAAGCATCTGGGCTTTTAGCAGCTAGAGAGTCAAACTCTTCAGCAGTTAGTTCCCCAGAAGCTAGGTATTCTCTAACAGCTTTTTTATAACTGTCTTCATCACCGTAAGCTTCTATTAGTTTGCTTTTAGCTTTAGTTACATTAGAATCTGAAGCTTCTTGTTGCTTAGATTCTGTTATAACCTTCTTTACAACTTCCTCAATATTCTCTGCATCAGTTACAAGAGGTTCAGTGCCTGTTGTCTGTTTAGCAGCGTTATCAGAAGCTTTCTTCTCTTTAGCTTGTTTAAGAAGTTCTTCAACCTTCCTTCTGGTCTCAGACTTCTCTTTATCCAGTTCCATGTCCTTCTCAACAACTAGAGCACTTAATTCAGTATTCTCCGCTTGTATCTTAGGAATATGTTCATTTGCATTAGCATAAGCTTTTGCAAGATCTTGAACTGTTTTGTACTTTTTGCCCTCTCCTACTAATTGGTCTAAGTAGTTAGGTTCTTGGTTTTCGACTATCGTCTTGGTCAGACTTTCTGTCATTATAAACTCCATGTACTATTTTTAAAAGTTCCGCAGATAAGACAGCTTTGCCGTCAGCTTTAGCTCTCTCTTCTCCGTATCCATCTGAGAAAATATTCTCAGTGAATTTAGTTTCAAGCAACCACATAAGAAACTCATACAGAGTTGGGCTTGCTTGGAATTCTGTTTTCAGTAACTTACGTTTCTCTTTGTCGTTACTGAACTTGCTTACCATCACTGACAGGGAGTTGGACTCCTGTTTCAGATAGGGTTTGCTGTGCTTTTGCTTGCTCTGCTGTAGCAATAGCTTCTCCTTGGATTTGCTCTTTAAGTCCTGCATATTCTGATACTACCTTGCTTGAACTGAACTCCATTAAATCATTGGCTTCTTTAGCCATTTCAGCACCGCTTATATGCTGTGCTATTTGTGGGATAGTCATATAGGTTTGAGCAAAGTTCTGAAGTTCTAGGTTCTTCTTACGCTTCATATCCCAATGGGTAGATCCTATAGCTATAAACTTACCTGGTATCATAAGATCCCGCTTGTCAAACTTAACAGATCTAATTGCTCCCACGTCTTCATCAAAAATCTCTACTGTTTCAGAGCTAGTCATGTTCTTGATTTCTAATATTTTAACATCTTCCAGCATTTGAGTCAACAAGTTTTCAAAGTTTGTTGCATAATAAACAAAGGTTTCTGCGCCAGCTTGGGCTAACATATCTACCTCAAACATAGTCTTCTCACCAGGACTTCTAAAACCCCTAGACTCTGGTGGTACTCCAGCGAAATCTTCCATCATTCTATGGTATAGGGCTATCTGTGTATCCATTTGTAATGCAGTAACATCTGGAGTTAAGAAGCTTACATCCTCGTCAACACCCATGTAGTATTCAGCACCTGGTCTGTAGCCCTCTGCTGGTTTCTGTACCCCATCACCTTTTATCTTTAGAGGTGGTAGAACTATTAGATCTACCATATCCGCTTTAGCGTTCTCTAATTTATCAATACGGTATTGTATACCTACTAGGTTATCTAGTGGTGATTGGTACCATAGATTGTCAGAGCGTATTCTAGCTCCAGCATGGGCAACACCATGTCTTCCTAATGGGAACGGGTTTGGCATTGTAGCTAGTATAAACATCTTATCTATAACATACACTAATCTATTTGTATCATACTTTTCAGTTTCTGGATCAAATACATCACCTCTGTATATTAAAAGATCAACATAGTCTGAAGCAAAGTAATCTCTAACAGACCCGTAACCATCATAATTAATATTCAAGTCTCTTAATCTTTCTTGGAATTCTGATAAGTCTTCCATTTTTCTTATCATTAAAGAAGTCTTTAACGCTTCTATATTGAATACCATACCTTCTATCTTAGACTCAGCCATGTTGTATAATGAGCTTATATGAACTTTACGTCTTTGGATCAATGGGGACTCAGCAAATGAATCTAAAGTTGGATTAAATACTATATCCCCTGGGGCTGTTCTTCTTGGATAGGCTCCTTTGTATGACACAGTGCCAAAATCATCTTGGTCTACCCTGTACTCAGTTTCAACAAAAGCATTACCCTGGTCTATAAAGTCAGCTACTAGCTTCCTGCCAGTTGTAGTTCTAAATTGTATCTGCTCCAGTTTGTTCCTAATATAAGCATTTAATTTCTTAGCAGCAGTCTTATGTTTTGTAGACTCTGGTTTAAACTCAAACCAATCTGGTCTGCTTAAAGTAACATTCCATATCTTAGCTATAAGTGTGTCCCTAACCTGTGTTATTTTAGGTTGGTGAGTTCTGTTCTTATGTTCTATATTACTAGCTGAGGTAGTATCAACATCCACGGCATGGATATATTGTCTAACTTCTGCAGATAATGCTAGAGCTTTATCCCTAGCTCTTGAATAATCAGAATAAGCCCTAGCTATTTTTAGAGCTTGCTCGTTTGGTTTAAATGTATTTAAAAGTATGTCAGCCATATTATATTACTCCTCCGAATCTAGGGTGGAAATGTACCACCTTCTTATTTTGTTGTATGTTTCTAGCTATAAAAGGTTTCATACTGTCTATGGTCATAAACCAGCTATCCTTTAAATCGTCATGTGGTGGTCGTTGCATTAATAATTCATCTTCTAATAATTGAGCATTCCCACCTTTATAATGGTACACAGACCTAGATCTGTAGGCTGGCTCTAGTGTGTTCATAATCCTTACTTCTTTACCACCCTCAGTAGCTGGCGGTACATAAAACTCTACTGGACATCTAATACCCTTATCTTTTAATTGATCTGCTAAGTTCTGAGCTACCATTTTCTGAGCAGCTACAGACTCTATTCTTAATTGTTTAAACTTATACTTAATATAAACAGAGACAATCCTTTCCATGATCTCAGAAGCCCTGTCTGTTTTAAACCTTTCTATATGTATTAAGTACTTGTCTCCCTTCATAGTTATACCACCAATACAGATTGCGGTATAATCGGCTGTTGTAGCTTTAGAGAACGCTAAATCTACAGAAGCATATAAAGCCAAAGGCTCATTATTTATTAACCAAGTATCTCCTTCAGTAACTAAATCTTCTTTATTATAATACTGGAATAGGTCTCTCCCTATGGCAGTCTCACTTGAAGTATTAGGACTATTGTAATATTGTGAATAGAAATCTACTAAGTTTGTGTAACCAGCTCTCTTCTTATTTAAAATCTGCTGGTTAAATCCGTACCATCTTCCATTCTCATTCAAATCCCTAGGCCATAAAAATTCACCCTCTGTCTCAACAACATTAAGGTTTATTTTAAACCAAGGTTTTGGTTCTTCTAATGAGTTACCATCAGCATCAACCATACCCTCAATCAACGTATCAATCATCCTCTGATATAAATCTTTAGGGTGGTATCTAGTACCCACTACTAACATCTCAGAGTCTGCTGACATAATAGATGATATATCGTCAAACCATCTATTCAAATCTCTTCTACCAGTCTCAGTATTGTTGTTATTAACTACAACGTCATCTAATACTACTAGGTCACAATGCTTACCAGTAATAGTTTTACCAACACCACAAGTATTAATAGTACTATCAACAACACCACGTTTCAAACGCTCTGGGTGATCTATAGTGATGGAGCTACTATTCCAACCCCTTCTCTTATTCTCTACTGGGTGTATTAACCCGGGGAAGTACTTCTGTATTTTCTTAGTATCTAGTAAGGTTTTAACAAACCTTAGCATCTCTTCTGCTTTCTCGGCAGTAGCTGAACCATAAATAATGGTTATAGCTGGATTACGTACTATCTGCCAAGCTGTATAGAAAGCAGCATAACGAGACTTACCATGATCCCTTGGCCATAAGATTAGTTTGTTTTCACCCGTGTGTGAGTGTAACCAATCACATAAATCTCTATGACAGTTACCCATTACTTGAAAGGGCGCAACTAAAGTTATGAAAGCCTTTAGATCATTAACTGCTAGATCCCTAGCCTCTAGCTCTTTTTTACTGAGCCCTTGGCTGGGATACAGCGTTGAAGACTCTATCCAATTCTGCATCATCTAATGTGTTAACCACTTTGTCAGTGATTTCCTTCTGTTTGGCTTTTGCTTTCTTAGCTGTAACTGGTTCTTTCCATTTAGCTTCTGCAAGCCATTTAGCAGATGCTGGTGTAGTATCACTTGATACTCGTTTAATAATCTCTTTTAAACCTTTAGAACGTAGTCTTATCTCAATCTCTTCTAACCAACTAGGAATTATTTCATCCCTAAATTCCATCCAGTCTGACTTAAATACCTTCCATTGAGGCCAGGTAAATCCTAAGGCTATGGCTCCTTGGTACTCAGTGAGGTCTTCACACTCCACAAATATATCTCTCCATTTCTGAATAGATAAACCAGAGTCTTCATTCCATTCCTTAAATAACCATTTACCACTGAACCTACGACCAGAGTAGTCTTGTTCAGTTAATGTTAGGAACTCTTGTAGTGTGTATATCTTAGGCATTTCTTTTCAAATACACTGTTACAGTCTTAGCGTTATCACCAGCAGCACTGAAAGATAGTTTGAAACTTCTCAAACCTTCCAAAGCCTGTGGGAATAAATACTGGCGGGCAGTAAGAGTAGTGTGTGTTATAGATACAGCAACTGGTGTAGCAGCATTATTGAATACAAATACTGGGACTTGAGTACCACCTGCGGTATATGTACCTTGCAATGCTATAGTAGTAGAAGCTATATCAGCACCTACCTCAAAACCTACTAAAGTGTTGTTATCTAAATCAACATTTGGTGTAAGCTGCGAGCTTATTGTTAATACTATAGGTGTTAAGTTACTTGATGACATATTAGAATCTCCGTTTTTATTTAGTATATAGTAAAGTTATTGACAAATCAAGAAAATTATCTAAGATAAGAACAAAGCTCTTTCTTCTATTCTCCTTGATAACAAACCTGGTAGCTTCTTACCACCAGCCCACACCCATTTTAGGAACTCATCAGCGGCATCATTATAATCCCCCCTATTGAGTTTCATTCTAAGTGTAGATCTTTGTAGAGAGCTCGCCCCCAGGTTAAATGTAAATGACACTAAGGCATCAAATTGTTCTTGTCTAAGTGGCACTATTATCAAACTAAGTACTTGTTTCTCAAATTTAAGTAAGTCTGTTTGTAAAAGTAATTCAGCCTCTTCTTTAGAGATACTGTCTGTGGGTTTAACACCCCCAGTATGCCCATAACCTATAGTCCATATATTAGCTGGGCATAGATATGGTACAGTGGAGAGCCCTTCCCACTTCTTAATTAGATCAATGCCTTTGTGTGAGGTTCTCACTTATCCCATCCTCTTAACCATAGCTCTGTTACCAAAGTAGAAAGATATAATACCAGCAAATATAGCGGTATCTTCTTCTGTCCATAAGGTCTCAGCTACAACAACAAATGGTACATTATCTGGGACAGCCGTGTACAACCCAAACTTGATTACCACATACGCAATAAAGAAACCAAAAGCTATAGTAGGTCTAACTAACCCGTTAAGTATATCCACAACTTTGTAACCAGTCTTTGTTTGTTCTACTGAAGTCTTTAACGCTTCTATGTCAAACTTGTAATCTGCTGTTATGATCTTAGCTTCCTTGTTTATCTCAGCTTGTTTAGCTATGATAGCTAACTCATGGGCTTTATCCCTCTTGTCTTGGAATACTTTAAATAACTCTGGAACTGATGATCCTAAGAAACCTAATAATGAACCTAATAATGCTAACATACTACCATCCTATTTAATACTACCTTTAATGTTATCTAGGTTTACCCCAGTCTTTATACCAACTACTGCTAAGGTAAAAGCTACTGCTGCCTTTGCCCACTTTACAGCTTTTTTAGTTGATAATATCTCACTCTCTATTGTGTCCACCCTGTTTTCAAGCGGTTTAATTTCTTCTTTATGGTGCTCTTTTAGAGCATCAATTACTGCAAGCTTAGTCTCTAATCTTATATTCTGAAGATTGTGGTTAAATATACTTTGCAGATCATTCCTAACACTGGCTTTAAGGTCTGTGGTATGTTTGTCAAGGGATTGTTTAAACTCCCTAACTAAGGTCAATGCTTCCCTAGCATCTTGCAGACCTGCAATAATTTGTTCTGACTTGTCCATACCTAACCTCTTAATAACGATTTTAACATTTTTATTAAATACTGTAAATTCTTATTATTCACTGTATGTCAAAGCCCCTTCAAAATCAGTATCTACAACATTAAATAAGCTGTTTAAAAAGCCCTGCACTTGGGTTTTTTTACTAAAGCTATAAGGCTTGTCAGGATAACCTTCTGCCGAGAGTGTTACAGTAAATCCTGTTGGCGTTGGTGTAATGTTAATATCCATAAATCTCCTATGGTTGATTTAATTTATATTGGTAAATGTAACTCCATGTGTATTCATCAGCGACTTGCGCGTCCCAAAAAATAAAAGCTGAGTTTGAACCACCATACACTTTAGCTGCGCTCGGCTTTAGGTCACCGCTTGCGGCGGTTCCCGCCAATAGGAAAGTACTGCCCCCCATATTAGTATCAACAGGGAGTGACAACTCAACGTATGTTCCAGATGCGGTAGTAGTTGGAGTTGCAGTAAGCTCACCAGAAACTATAATTAAATCACCTATCCTAGACCATTGTGCCTCTGAAGCTGAAGATGTATCGATATTATTTGAAGAAACAATAGAAGGTGTATATGACCCATTAGTAGGTATTACTTTTTTCTCACCACCATACCCAATTCTAGCTATTTCCGTGAACCATACGTTATTAGAATCTACTATAACCGATGTTTCTGCTGCTGCCGCTTGCACTTGCCAAACTGTGCCTCTATACTCCCCGCCCTTAACTGGAACTATAACATTCTGAACATCTTGGTCTGTGTAAAAATCAGAAGCCCTAACAACATTTGTGCTATAGTGATGGTCTGGTACAATATATATTCCATTTAGATTAGCATTAGAGCCGCCATTGGTTTGATTCTTAACCATAACCCTCATACCAGCCGTTAAAGTAACTGGATATGCGCTTGAGGGATTTAAGATATTTCCCTCTTGCAGCAAGCTGTTTATATCTATATCCGTTTCATCTACTGCGCTTGTTGCGACATCTACAGGCTGTTTGTATAAATCTCTTGTTGTTTCAATTCTTACAAAGTTATCGGCTGGCTGATTAGGGTTTCGGTTTGAGCCTTTAGTTGTAAACTTAAA